TGCTTTCCCGTCCGAACTGTTCAGGCCGTTTTTTATGCCTTCCAGCGTTTCTAATAATTTCGGCGGGATGGGCACGCCCAAAGCGGCAATATTTCCGAGCAATGAAATGCCCTCATTTGAGAGAAAAAACGCGATTGTTGCTGTCCGCAGAATATGCCCCATCGCTAAGAGCATATCAATCTCATTCGCCACCGCTACCACACCAAAGAGAGCCACCTTGCGAACAATTCCCCATGCGCCTATTTGACTGTTTAGCCGTTTTTCATACGCTGCCCGGACCACACCCGTGAAATAATCCACGGCCACGAATACTACCATTGCATGTAGCAAATTGTCATAGCCCCCGCATAGTTGACAGCCGACTGTCACTGCTGCAACCAATGTCATTCTGATATTTTCCATTTGCAAAACCTCCTAAACGCAAAAGAGAGGGATTTCTCCCCCTCCTGCCTGCACTTCCCTATTTTATAGTTTGTGCATCATTTTTTCAATGATTTCACGTTCACGCGGTTCTGCGTGCTGCATCAATTTCTGCAAGTATTCCCGGCCGCTATCACGATAACCGCGACTATAATTGCCGCCATCGCGATATTCGCCGCCTTCTTCATCACGATACATACGGCCATAGTTGCCGCCATCGCGATATTCGCCGCTATCACGGAACTGACCATTTGCCCTGCGGTCATAACCACGACTAAATCCTTCCTCGTTTACACGCTCCATAGCTTCAATCGTGAGGATTTTGCTTTTCGCGCTCAACGCCGTTTTGACAATCTCAAGAGTCTTGCAATCCTTGATGCCTTTTTCTGCGTGCTCTTCCAGGATACTATCAATATCCTTTTTTAACTTTTCCATTGCGTACATTTTTTGTCCCTCCTTATCGCGTCACTGCCAAATCTGGTCTTGCAAAAATTACATTGGCATTCTGTACCAGAATTGGAATTGTACTTGTGTTCCGAATCGTCAATGTCTCACAGCACCCTTTGCGCACCAGCGCATTAATAGCCCTGCTGACATTGAAATATTCTTCCACTGCTGCCGGAGTGACAATCATTGTACTGGCGGGGATCGTGCCGCCGTTCAATGTGATAGCCAGCGAAATAGGTCCTACGGTTTCGCCCGTAGGGATTGCCACATTCGCGCCAAAGTCTACCTGGTATACTGCGGAAGGTTCCTGCTGACAGCGGCAACGGCGAGTCGCCGGAGTATATCCTTTCAACTCAAAAAGTCCCGTGCCTTCTCTCTCCCAGACTAAGCCCCTATTGCATGGTACCGGATTTTCCGTGAATACAATTTCTGCGCCGGGGGCCACGGTCTGAACTGCGTTTGCGCTCCATTCAGCCATATTCAGCCCTCCTTATGCACCACAACCGCCATAACCACCACAGCCGCAACCGTTCGGATTAGGGACTACATAAGCGGGAAATGGTTTTGGGCAACACTGGCCGACTACATACTGCGCCTGCTGGTTCTGGCCCTGCAAAATTTGTGCCGTCTGCGCCGTCTGGCTTGCTGCCAGCCCTGCCAAATTCAGCTGCGTACGCAGGCGTTCGTTTTCCTGCTTCACGTTGTCAAGTTCAAGCTGGCAGAGTTTGTCAAGGACACTCTGGAAGCCCTGATTCTGACTCTGAACAATCGCGTTCGTGTTCGCCGTGTTCTGCGCCATCACATCGCGCAAGCCGTCCGAAAGAGCCTGCCGGTCTGCACAATTTTCCGTAGCGACCGTGTATTTCAAATCGGCCAGCCCTGCACGATTTTCACAGCAGCAATTCTGCAAGCTCATCGCCAGCTGATTCATGCCGTTTGCGATCGTATCTTTTGCGCCGGTGATAGCCTGCGCCGTTGCATACTGGCCATTCGTGATAGCGGCTACAGTATTTGCATTGCCCTGGCACTGCGCAACTGCCGCATCCGCAAATCCACTGCCGACCTGAGCCTGCAATGCGCTAATCTGGCCCGTAGTTGCTTGCTGGTCAAAGCCGCGCTGCATATCTGCCGTTGCACCAATATACGGCATAGCACCGCCACCGCCGCCATTATTACCCCAGCCGTTATTACCCCAACCGCCCATCATAGCGATAAGGAAAAACAGGATAATCCACCAGCCACCATAGCCGCCATCGTTGCCCCAGCCATTGCCGGAACCGCCACGCATAACTGCGGCCATATCCGCTGCGGAAAGTCCACCTGTTGCATTTTCAAAGCCCATTTGAAACACGCTCCTTTTGTAAAAATAGATAGGAATATATTTCAACTTCGCGAAGGTTGAAAGCTACTTAAACATACTGCCGAACTGTTGCGCAAATTGCCGCGCCTGTTCAAACTGCTGCTGACTGATTTTTCCGGAGGAAACCATTTGATTCACCATTTCCTGCGGATTCATTCCGGGATTTTTGGCCATCATATCCTGTTTGAATTTCGGGAATTGTTTCATTAATTCCATGGGATTCATCATTTTATTTTCCTCCATTCTGCGGATTCTTCAAACCTGCCAGCAGGTTTTTAATTTCCTGCAGTTCGGTATTTACCTTGTCAAATTCCTGGCGAGAAACACTGTTTGGATCTTGCTTCTGCGGGGTAATATCTTGGATTTTAAACACCCTCATAGGATTTGGGCAGCCATTCATTTCTGCCGACTTTAAATACAGCCTGCCGTTATTCGGATCGTTGACATTCAAAAGAGCCACTGTTGTTCCTGGATTTACCGGGTACATCATGGCTTCCGAATCGTTATTGATAAAGGCCACCATTGAATTATTGGGGTTACTTCCATTCCCAATATTCGTTGTTTGCGCGTTCGGCCACATCATACCATTCATTTATTTTGACCTTCTTTCCGTTTGAAGAAATACACTGGCACTTCGTCTCCGCTGTCCCATGTATCAAAATATACGCCGTCAATAACGGCGATTACATGCGATCCCGTTACTAAAATAAAATACCCCTGCGGATTATCGCTGCAAAAATTTCTGACGGTATAGCAAGCTGGGCATGTGTCCGGCAATAACATTTGTTGCCACCCGTGTTCTTTCAAGTAACTGCCCCATACGGACATACTCTGAAATGAATCTGCTTGTTTAAAACCTTCCATCGACAAATCTATATATATTTCGTTCCAATCTTTTCCGAGTGCTTTTGCGATTGCCCGTACTACGCAATCGCCGACCCGTTTATTTTGAGGATTATTATTATATTCTGCATACATTTATAATCACTCCTTATTGTTTTTATTTTCTCATTATTTTTTTCACACGTCTTGCACGGTTTTGCTTTTATTTTTGAATAAAAAAAGAAGGGCTTGTTAATAAGTCCTTCTTTTACTTTTTATCCGATTGATCTACTTACTTTTGCATATGCCTGAGTTACCAATTTTGAGACAGTACGGCTTGAGCACTTTAATATATCGCCCGTCTCAATTAAAGATTTATCGTCTAGGATGATACAATTCAATGCCTTTTCCTGGCTAGGGGTAAGTTTGCTTTCATATATTAAGGATTCGTACTCTTTGCGCGAGCATGTCTTTAAGCGTTTGCGTATTTCCCTGTGCAGACAGTTCATTGCAGCCCCTTCTTCCTTTATTTGTTTTCGAGCTGGTCCAACGAAAAGAACATCATCAACAACGCGAGATACAACAAACTGTCTGCTGTTGATGTTGGTGTCGGCGTTTCTTCTTTTAATTCCCAATCGTCAGCCAGCATATCAGCTTGACTGGCTAGCCAGCCGAGCTGAACACCACTTGTACCGACAAAAGCCACCGCCTGATTCCCGATCGCGCTATGGTCTGCATTGACCACAACGCCGTCAGGATTTACATAGCTAATCTTGCCGGCAAGTTCAATATATTGATTCTTGCCGTTCCATCCGCTACGCCCTACGCGTTTACCGTTTTTCATTGCTTCGATTGCTTCGCCAAAATTCATTTTATTTTCCTCCTTTGTCAGTTGCAATTATCCCCATGAGCTTCTTCTGGAAGTCTGCCTGCTCTTGCTTATCCTCATTCTTTTTATCAAGGTTTCCGAAAAATGGCGTAAAATCATTTGCGTTTACCATTGTCCTACTCCTTTATATTTAATACCCCTGCTAATTCAATTAGTCTTTGCTACTGTCAGTCGTATCAGTATCAATGCCCAGCACCTTTTTTACTTCAGCTTCTGTAAAATCAAGCTGCCAAAACGGTGATGCAGGATAATCCTTATATTCAAACTGCCACCACGTCGTTACTACTCCTTCTGTTTCCTGGTCTTTTTCCACCCGTTCTTCGATACGATGCGTTTCATCCTCAATACCATCTTCGGGTTTTGCCAGTTTACCGGTTTGCAGCCAACGTTTACGGCCGTCCCACAGATTCTGCCACTTCGGCCGCCACAGTTTCTCCGGGAAATTTTCAATAATGTAGTAGTAATCGAATTTACTGTTCAAGTGTTTAGGAAAACCTTTCATTTTTCTTCCTCCTTACGTCAGGGACAACCAATGGTTTTTATCCACTATGGTTGCCGTATATGGTAATTCGTCTTGTGTTGATTCCAGCTGGCGGCGTAGCAACGCAGAGCTGGTATAACAGATATGCTTAGTTTCGCCACGCTGAAAATGAATCCGCGTGGCCTCTTGGTTTTGGCCGTACTTTGAAGGTATAACATCAAAGCCTGTTATTGTTATTTCATGTCCTATAACTTCACTTATCTTGACTTTCTCTGCCCATATTTCCCTCTTTTCTGCCGGCAGGTCTGAAAATCGTTTCATTGCATGGCCTCCACTTCTGCCTTTACTTTGTCAAAAGCTATTGCTGTTTTGAAGTTATGCGTATTTGCATGTTTTAACCAGCCATGAGCGCTTGCTATTTTTCCAATAGCTTGTTCCTTCTGCATCTGGCCGTGTTTTAATTTCCACGGAATTTCTTTTATCCGCTTCTTAATCCGCTTTGCCGTACTTTTACGTACAAGTATTTTCCCGTCTGGGAAATGCCTGTACCCGAGATAGTCCACGCCATGAGATGTAGGATATAGTTCCCGTTTAGAAAACTTCATACCCAGCTTTTCTTCTACAACAACTGCCACCTTGTCTGCTATTGCCTTTAATTCTTCTTTGTCGTTGCCAAACACAAGGAAATCGTCGCAATAGCGGATATAATCGCGTACATGGCATTCGTGTTTTAAGTATTGGTCAACTTCATTCATGTAATAGTTACCGAACCACTGGCTGGTGTAATTACCGATAGGAACATTTTTTTCACCGCCAATGCTTTCTATGATATCTTTCAGCAGTGCAAGTGTGCGCCTGCATTTGATTTTATGCTGTAACATATCAAATAAGCATTTATGCCAGATTGACGGATAAAATTTTGATATATCAAATTGATATACCCATTCGTTCCGCCGGACGAACTGCATACAGCGTTTACTGCCGGCATGCTGTCCTTTTCCTTTTCTGCAAGCATAGCTGTCGTTGATAAACATTGCGTCCAGTATTGGCGCTATAACATTCATCACTGCATGCTGGACTATACGGTCCGGGTAAAATGGCAGAATGTATATTTCTCTTTTCTTAGGTTCAAAGATAGTTTTCACGCGGTACTTGGAAGTTTTGAATGTACCATCTATTAGCGACTGCCTTAATTCCGCTAATTTCTTTTCCTTATCCTTGACTACTTCTTTTACATCATCCTGCCAATTCTTCCCTTTCCTTGCTTTCTCAAAAGCTAATTCTATATTTTCTTTGGATACTATTTTTTCAAATAGGTTTCCATGTCTTTTCAAAATAATCCATCCCGAACGTTCAGTTATGTTACTAGCTCAGATGGCCACCCTGTTGTATATTTTCCCTACGGGACGGTCTGTAAGTCCAGCCGTGTGGGTTTCGACTTTGGACGTTTTTTCAGGTGATACACTCCATGAAATACCCACCGTATCGGACGTGCCCCGAGCACCATAATTAGCATTCAGATTCAGCGCACTGTTATTCCAATTCGAGCCACGAGAACCGCAAACTGCACTGTTATCCCAATTACTGCCAAGCAGAGCCTTTTGACTTACATCCCGGAGATAACCGCCTTACGGCGAGTTTTCTCTAAGCATGTTAATCCCTCCTTTTATCCTTCGCGCCCCTCCGGGGCGGTCGTGCCACGTCCCCCCGTCCCCGTGCAACGCACTACGGGCCATTGTGCCGCGTTCTGCGAGGTACGCAGCAGTTTACATTATATTGTTCTGCGATGCAACGGCTCGGACGCGCCCCGAGCACCATAACCAGCACCCAGAGACAGCGCACCGTGATACCAAGACGAGCCACGAGAACCGCAAACCGCACCGTCAACCCAAGCACCGCCAAGCAGAGCCCTATATACTGTACCGCCCCACTGACCAGCTGCGTATTTATCGTTAGCGTCATACGAATTGCTTGGATTCCACGAAGTAGGTCCATTGCCCACGTCAGCGCCCCATTGCCAATGGTCACCGCAGCAATCTTCCAAGCCGATATTTGATATCATGCGACGGCCGGCAGTGTCTACATGACCGCCAGTCGTTCCGTGGTCGCTGGAACCTTGGATATTTGTACTTTGATTACTGCCAAGCGATGCCGACACAAATTCGCGCTGGTACAGAAGTCTCTGCTTTTGCCGCGCCAGAATCTGTTCAAATTTATAGCAATGCCATTTTTCGGCAGAAGCACCATCCGCCCACTCTGCAGCGTATTTGCTTTCCAGTGTTAAATCATCATCATCTGCCTGCCCTGCCATGGTAGCGGTGGCACTGCCGAAGCTGCCGCTCCACGTCAGGCCATAGATGGAATACCACATGTCAGTGCCTTCATCATAGGCATAGCCTTCCGGAGAGCCAATCGGACGGTGGTTAATATCCCAGATAGAGCAGGGCAGAATATCGCCTGCCACGTAATCGGAAAGCGGATGGTTGGTAATGGTGCCGACCGCCACGCAGAGACAATGGAAGCCGCCAATTTTACGGCTGGTTGCTGCTGTATAGCCTGCGGGCACCGTGGAATTTACCGATACAACCAATTCCGGGATAAGCGGGGTTTCGCCCACGCAAGCATAGATATAAAAATCCATGCCGGCGCGATTTGCGGCATAGGCATAGTCGAGAGCACATTGCCATACCACCGAGCCGTCATTGTATGTATCGCCCACTGTAGTTGGCCAGGACGGGGTTAATGTGGAGGATGTTCCCGCCGTCATACAAATATATACATATCCTACCGTACCGCCAGTTGGATAAACGCGGTCGCCTGCAGTATATGCCGTATCCGGCTGCCATTTTGTTGCTTTGGTATCCCAGACGCTATGGTCTGAAACATCAAGCGTAATGGACTTATTCAGCTTATAGCCACCACCGTTGATATTCAGCCATAAGATTTCCGGAGAAATAATTTCCGTATTTGCTCCCCGATGCTGGGAAGCATCATAGAACGCTTCACTTTCTTCATAGAAATTCGGCCCTGCAGCATTTTCCACCAAGCCTTCTACTCTGGCTAATTCTGCCTTCGTAGCACGATTATCGATATCTTCTTTTAATCCGCCCGCCGCAGCGTCAGCATCAATCGCGCCTACATAGGCTTTGTTCCATCTTTTTTCTGCCGTGCCTAAATCTTGCGTTTTTTCACCTTGCGGCACAATGTTTGGATACTCTTTACTCATTACCTATTCCCCTTTCTTAAACTATCTCTGCCGGATATATATCCTCATCACTATCTATTTTCCAGATACCAGAGGCTTGCGCATATTTACACGGCATCAAATCGTCATTGCTATCTCGTTCAAATGTATCTTTTCTCCCGATAGCTGTTAATACCCATTTGCCGGACTCCGGCGGGTATTCCCCTGTGCTGGTCGCAATACAACGGTAAGTATCACCGCTGGCAATCATTACCTGGTCGGCAGGCTGGTATGTTTTGGCCGGATCATACACGGTTGCTACGCCGCCAACAGCAGCTGCTGCCGTTTCAATATCCTGCAGAATTTCTTCCGCCCGGTCTTCACTGGCCGCCGCATTTTCTTCGCTGGCTTTTGCATTATCTTCACTGGACTTCGCATTTTCTTCGCTGGTTGCTGCATTACTGGCAGAATCAGCTGCCGCTTTCACCGAACGTTTTATTCCTGCAATCAGTTCTTCCGAGGTTTGTGAGCTGGTTTCGTCTACCTTGACACTGCGCTTTATCCCGTCCTGCTGCTCCTGCAAAATTTCGGTTATTTTATCCAGAGCACTTTCAATTATAGGTAACGGAAACTTCTCCCCCAGTTCAATAAGCTGGCTAATTTCAGTGTTTCGATAGATGGTAATGGTTGATGTTTCAGGTAAAATAGGTGGCTGGTCCTCCTGTGCCGGTTCTTGCCCCGGCTGGTATCCAGGATAAATTACATTCTTCCCCACCGTATCTACAAAATAGTCACTTTCTAATTTCGTAACATGACCAGTATTTTCTTCCCGTATTTTGACGCAGATATACTTTGCATCAATGAACGGAAAAGAAAATGGGAATGTTTTGTTGGTGCCATCCCCGCGATAAGTGACTCTTGTATCCGAGTTTATTATCATGTTCCTTCCTCCTTTACATAGATAATGGCAGCAACCTATACTGCCATTATCTCATAATTCTTATTGCTTACCATCCGAACTGTTTTTTTTCTTCTTCTTTTTCGTTTTCGGTTCTGCTGGCGGTCGCTTGGGGTTTTCCCTTTCAACTGGCTTTTTGTCAAATATCGCCGACCAGACAATGTTTTTCCAGCTGGGGTCATATCTCATATCTTTATCCATCATATACATCATGGTATGGGTTATAGCATCCGTAAGCGTGGTTGTTAATCCGGTTTTTGCCGCTGTCAATGTGGTTAAGCCGCTGACTCCATGGGAAAGGATTTCCTCGTAAGTAATGCGTTTCGGCGGTTTCCGATATTTCTGTTCTTCTTCCCACTTTTGCAGGTATTCCCGGCGTTTCTTGCCTTTGAGTTTCGCGAGTTTTTCTTCGTGGGCTTTCTGCCGCTTGTCCTGCTGGGCTTGGATTTCTGCGTCTTTCTCGCCTTTCTTCATGACAAGCACAAACGCTTTTCCGGCTTCCGCGAATCCACGAGTGGCCACGCTGCCCATTTTGTAGCCGTAATTCTGCCCGCTGAAAATCAAATCCCCCAGCAACTGTGTTACATCACGGACACCGTACATGCCGCCCGTACCAACGGACAACGCTTCTTTCGCCCATGCTTTCAAAAATCTTTCGCTGATTGGTATCTCTTGCTTTTCCCGCTTTCCGTCCGCTGTAGTCACAGTCCGTTCTTTCTCATCTTTGTCATCGCCTTTCAATCCTAGGCTGAACGCCACGGCGCTTGTGATAAGTGATGACAGAATCACATTGAACATAACCGTTTTGGCCAGCGGGGCCCATCTTGCTATATTATCCGTACCGTTTGGCGGGTATTTTGATTTCATATAGGACATATAGATAAGGTTGTACTGAGCATTGAAGAATGAATAGAACGCCGTGAATAGCCGCACAAGCTCATTTTTACTGCGCGATATTGCTGCCTGGTCAATCACCCGCCCACTGCCGAACGTATCGCGGACGGCTTTATCAGCGGCAAATACTGCCCTTTGCTTGGCTTCTTCCAGTAATTCATCATCTGTATAGACAGGCAGCTGATTCGCCTGCTCTTGCTCCTGTTCCACTTTGAACAAATCTTTCCCCAGCTCACGGGCTTCTTTCTTATGTTCGCCCCATTGTGCTCGAAGTTCGGCGTCGCTTATGCCGGCGTATTCTGTTTCCCGCAGCGCTTCAATCTCAGCCGGCGTGCCGTACCTGCGAACTCGCAGATGTTCGTCAATGCCTGCCGCCGCATTATGCAGAGCGGCAATCTGCGCCCGGATCTCGTCAGCTTGAGCCGCCAGCTCGAGCCGTTTCTTTATGTTTTCCTCGTTTTCCTTCTGCACCTCCTTTATTTTTTCCGCAAAGCTATCTGTATATGCCTGTTTCCAAAGTGGGGCTGATACAGCAAGGTCTGTCCATACCAAAAAATCATATGCATGTTCTCTTGCAAATTCCATCAGTCTGTTTCCCGCACGGAACACTCCCGGCTGCTGCCGTAGATCTCTATCCAGATTTTCCGCGCGTGTACGCATAAAGGCCGACAATTTATTCACTTCACGGAAATTCTCCTCACGCCCATTCGCATAGAACTTGTACAGCGCACCCAGCATCTTGAGGCTGCCGACCTGGTTCATGGCAATCGGAATATTGCCCAAGTTGTCCAGTACAGGCTTGAGCCTAAAGCCCATGATGGCCATGGTTGAGTTGCTGCGCACCCAACGGAAGAATTTATTGGTGGAGCTTTCTGCACTATTGCGATTGTCGCCGACTTGCCGCCATGCGTCCAAAGTCCATGCGTCAATTTCTCTATATGCATCGACGCCTAGCCCCTTTCTCAAATACTCCTCAAGGTTTACGCCGCTGCTGTAGTTCTTATAGTGCAGCAGCCTGTAAATATCGCGAAGCGGCACTCTATAGCAGATGTTGTGGATGACATCCTGCAAATGGTTCTCTACTACCGAGAAATGCAAATCTAGTTCGCGGTATATATTACTCTGAGATCTGGCTTTTGCCATGCTGCGGCCCATGCCGAAAACCTTGGCACCAGCCGTAATGCTCATGGCCATATCCTCGATTTCCTGCTCTTCTGCACGAGAGGATTTATCAAAGTCATACTTGATGTGCATATAGCCGCCCTTGAGCTTTACGGTCTGCCCGTCAGCTGTTTCAATCTCAAACGGCAGGTTTTCTACGCGTCCAAGCGCGATACCGTTCAGCTTTTCTTCAACTGCTGCCGTGTCATGCCAGAAGCTGCCGATATGGTCCCACAGTTTCTGGACAAAATCCCAATCTTTTTTTGTCATGACGTCTCGGAATAAGGTTTCAATCGCATTCTGCACTTTTTGTGCAGATTTTTCGCTCTTGTATCGCCCGTCCTCTATAAGGCCACCAATCAAGCGCTGACGATTCGTTTCTGTGCCCCAATTTAGCGCCATAGCAAAAACGTTCTCTTTTGTGATTTTCCACCCCTTTGTACCTGGGAAATCATACTGCTGGTCACTCCACGATTGCCGTTCCTCACGGCTATATACTGAGCAAATAGACTGCAGCGTCCGCAGGTTTTTCTCCATAAGTTTGGCTTCCTGTTCTGCCGCCCGTTCCAGCAGCCCGTAAATATATTTCTGTGCAGTCTTGCCCAGCAGCTCGAGAATGTTTTCCGGCTTAAGGATGGAGTTTTGATACATCTGGATTCCTCGAGCCACGGTATGCCCTGCCTGTCCAAGATTGCCGATTGCGTCAATATAGTTCAGGCCGCCCTGATCTGGGCCTATCTTCCGGGTAAGCGTCATGATGTTTCGGTTTGCTGTTCCATCGGTCATGATGGCAAGCGCAACTTCTTCGATGCTTCTGCCGGCAATACTCTTGAAATTGAACTTGTCTTTACCGATAGTGTAGAGTCGCACAAGATCTTCGTACGCACTGCGGAATTCTGACAATGACAGCTTGTTATAATCACCGAAATTGTCCCCTTCGTTTTGGATTCGTTCCAGCATTCCTGGGCCAACCAGCACATCCAGCGTTTCCTGCTGTTCCTTGTAAATGTCGTCCAGTTTAGCCACGCCGCCCTCTGGTATCTTCGGATCTACTTTGTTGATCTTCATTAGATAAAGGATCCGGTTAAACCAATACCGTTCATCTTTCGGCAGCTTTACTGTTTTTCTGTTCAGCTTGTCGGACAGGTCTTTTACCATCCGGTCCCGCGCTTCCTTGTTTTCCCGTGCTTGCTTGACCATCATGGAATAAAAGACTTTCTGCCGCTGCTGCTGTACTGCCATGTCCCAATTCTTAATTTTGATCATAGCATTTACCCGCCGGCCGGCGTTACGGGCCTTATCCATGTAATACTTCACATTGCAGGTTTCTGTCATGGGCTTAGATTCCGTTGTCTGTTTGATCAGATCTTTATACATGCTTTCCATGCCTTTTGTGGCACTTTCCACATCTTCCAGATCTTTTTTCTCTGCATATTTCTTGTCCTTGAATTCCTTCAATGCCTTCCGCACATCTGCCTGCGTGCTGGCTCGCAACATAGCCTCGATATGGTTAATGTCTGCCGTGTCCCACTTATTCGCAAAGCGGAGCTTGTTGATTTCCTTCATGATGCTCTTGATGGTAGGGTTGTCATTCTTTTCCAGCTGAATATCTACATCTTCCGGCAGCGCATTCAGTTTTTCCTCGATAGAGGACATAGCCGCTCGAGCCTTGGCATTTATGCGGTTCATTAGGGATTTTTTGCGCTCCATACCTTTTGTAATCATGTTTTCCATCTTTACTCGGTACTTACTGGAATCCATAGCTTTGTCTATTGCGTCTTTGCTGAGATGGCTGTCTATGAGGCTTTCATCCAGTTTTTCGCCGTATTCTTTCATGTGCTCATCTACAAGCGTATCCAACGCTGGCGTTATGCTGTCAATTGCTTCAAAGTCTTCCACTGTGTTGAACCATTCGGTCACAATGTTTTTATTGCCGGTGTATTCGTACGCACGGCGGGCCACAAAAACATCCTCCTGCTTTAGCTGTCCCTCGTAGCGTTCCCGTTCCTCGGCCAGCTTGTTTTCGTATTCCTTTTGCCGGTCTTTTTCGAGATCCTTCATCACCAGTTTCATGATCTTTTCCTTCGCAGCCGCCCGTTCTTCTTCGTACCAGCGTTTCATAGTTACTTCTTCGGTTTCGGTGAGCAGCTTCTCGCCGCCTGCTTTTGTCAAATCGCTGTATCGATCTTCAAGCGCAGCAGCTTCGATTTCATCCTCTGATGCAATCATTCGGTCCATGACTCGCTTTACTGGCAGGGTAGGTTTACCGCCATCGCCAACAAACTGCTTGTATATGGCCACGAGGAATGATTTAAATTTACGGAATACCGCCTTCAGTCCGCGTGCTGGGGCCTGCCCGTCTTTGAGGTACAGCTCAAACCCACGCGCGAACCGTTCCTGTCTCCATTCTGCTTTTAGCTTGTCTGCGCGGTCATAATCTCCTGCTGCTTCTGCGTCAATGATTGCCTGCTCCCGATCTGCAAATTCCTTTGCCCATGCCGTGCCTTTGTATTCCTCGGCCGCTCCTTTTTCCCACGTTGCCCACTGATTGACGATTTCCAGCTCCTTCTTGCTCGTCTCGTCAATCTGGGCAAGATCTTCGAGGTCAAACAAAAAAGCATGGGCCATTTCGTGCATAAATGTAGATTCGTCCGCAGTCTCCAGGATAGAGATAATACGCCGCCCGTCAGCATCTGGATTAATCGTGATACCGCCTTGGCTTTTCAGTGATTCCCGGGCCTGCTGATTATACTTTTCGATGACGGATATGGCCTTGTCGTCAAATACCACGAAACAACGGCCATCCCTACCGCCATCATAGGTAATGCCTTTTACTCCATTTTTATTAAATTCTTCAGATGCTTTTTTGTCATCACCTAACAATTGACTAATGCGTGTATATATTTCTTTTCCTGTCTTATTTTTATACTCACTAGCCAAGTCAGTATTTGCTAATTTTTCTTGTAACTCCTTAGTTACTTTTTCTAGCTGGCTTGCTTTTGCTTCACGTTTTTGTATGAGTAAAGACTCATCCTGACGTATCTTTTCTGCGGTTAAATAATCTATAAGTCGGTTATCGACCATGTCAGACAAAATCATATTCTTAAATTTTGGGAGTTTGATTGCTTTATCCAGAGAATCAACCGCTTGTTTCAATCGGTATTTTAAATCAACATAGTCTTTTATAACTGGTTCATTGGTTGATAATAATAATTTATTTTCAATAGAAAGATCAGTAAATACTTTTTTGATAGACTCTTGAACCGTTTTAGATTGCTGGGTGAACGACTTTTGTTCATCCAAAAGTACGTCATTGTCGGGGATTTCCACCTCAAAGAGTTTGCCCGAATAATCTACATTTACCCGTCCTTCGTCAATATATTTTAATGCCTGTTTAACTTCTTCTGTTTGTTTCAGCTTTTCTAATTTTTGCCGGACTTTGGAAACATCGCCTACGCTTCGCACCGTCGAAATTAAGGCTTTCATGGCTTTATCGTTTACATTATCGGTGCTCCACTCATGCTCCTTGCCGTCAATATAAAGTTTTTTCCCTTGGCTTTGTCCTAATACATTTTTATATTCTTCTGATACTGCACGGTTTGCGGCAAAATATAGCCCCCATCCATGAGCCTGTGCACCTTCGCCCGTACCAATCGCGCCTAAATCAAATGTCTCAAAGTCATACGGGCTGCCATGCCATGCACGCTGAAAGAGGGTTTCTGCGCGTTTTTCCTGCACGGCTTTTGTTGCCCGCTGCCTGTCTCCTGCGACTTCCGGATTATAGGTTTCAACGGTCAGCCCGTTATCAATCAATTTTTGGATTGTCTCTGCTGGCGTATCTTCCGGCACTACGGCCCCGGAAAATTCGTTGATACCTACCGCCCGTTGCGGTTTTGCTTCAAAGTACCACGCTGCGGCATCCCGCATCTGATTAGCGGCTTTTACTACATCATCAATGGCACTGGCAGGAATCTTGGCTACATCAAATTCCATTTTCTTTAATGCGGCTTTTACATTCGTTGCCGTTGCTTTTTTGCCACCCTTGATAGCATTTGCCACGGCTTCATTGTAAATTTCCGGCAGGGAATAACTGTCAGCGGCAATATTTTTATGGTATTCCCGCACGCCTTCAAAACTCTCATTAATCGCCGTGTCAACATCCGCTATAACTTTGTTTGCCTGTTCATGCGTTACTAGGCGGGATTCGTTTTTGTGCAAGTCTGCTATGGATTTTAAAGACGTTGCTCCCATCGCGGCCGCCTTAGACGTAGAGAATCCGCCCACATCCTCCTGTGCTGCGCCGCTTTCTTTCAGCATTGCACGGACGATATTATCTGTTGTGTAGGGTTCATATTTACGACCAATCTTGATTACAGCATCACCGCGAATATCATCCAGCAGCTTATCCTGCCATTGCTGATACTTGTCACTGTTCAAGGCATCTTTATTATTTGCCCGCATTTCCGAAAAGGTTTTATTCCAGTCAATTTCTGTACTTTCCTTTTCTGCTTTATCCACACGGGAAATATCTTTTTGAAGTTCCTTGTATTGTTCCTCGCTGATTTCTCCCGTCTGTTTAAGTGCTGCTAAATTGTCTTGCGTTTCGCGCTGGCGTTCCAATGCCTTTTCATACATCATCTTCCTTTTTGGGGACGGCTGCGCATCTAAATAGGCTTTCTTTTTCGGTATGCTTTCCGCATATTCTGCCAACGCTTTTTCATACCTTGCTACAAAAACTTCGGTAAGGGCTTTTTTCTTATCTGCCTTTTTCTTCTTGGAGTGCATGATGGATTCTATCTGTTCTGCATAAATGCCATTGCGCAAAATAGGCACTTCATAATCAGGACGAATATGTTTCAGTTCCACATCACGCCCCAATACTTTTGTCAGATAGTAATAGGTGAATTCGTCCCTGTGCGTTCGTGCTTCTACACGTTCCGGGTCTTCCTGGGCTGCTTCTTCCAGTCTGTCCAGCACATATTCCCCTTCTCCTATCCCTTGCAGGTTTTTTCGCCACTTATCCATAAATGCCTTGATCTTCTTTTTTTCTGTCGGCAAATATTCTGCCCTTGGAATTCTTGTGGTGTAGGCATCACGCGTCCAGACAGGCACGCCGCTTTCCGGGTCAATCAGGTTTCTGTTGCCTACAAGGGTAACATCCCCAAAATTATCATAGGATATATCCTTGTGGGTAATGGCAATGCTGGGCACGGCTAATCCCTGTTCCAGCAGCTTCTCCAGATTATCCACGCGGGTATTATGGTATGCGGCAAGTGTGCGCGGTTCTTGTGACATAGCCATTTCCTGCCCGCCGAATACAACAATAGCGTTTTCATCATGCGGCTGGGGAGTTTCGGCCGCTTCCCGTCTTCTCATTTCTAACGTATCTTTTGCCCACGAGTAGAACGTTTCAGCCTGCATGAGTTTATCATCCATAGCCGCTTTGATTTCATCAATACGATCATATTCTGCATCTGTTTTTTCGTCTTTTTCTCTAAGGGTTTCTAGTTCATCCAGCATTTTTTTCATTGCGGGGGATTGCTTGGCTTTTTCTGCTTCATATTTTGCTTTCTTTTCTGCCAGTTCCTTTTCTGCCCGAACTACATTTGTATGAATAATCGCACGGTCTGTAGCATGGCGCGCTTCCTGTTCGCCAGCAAGGTTTTTGTATAGGGAATAATCATCCCCTGCATTTTCGTCTAGAGTATCCCTTAGATACTGCCTGTCAGATGCAAGTTGCCATATTTCATCACGTTCTTTTGCAGGAATTTTCTTTTCCAGTTCGGCAATTTGTGATTTTAACATTTCTTCTGCTTCGGGATTTTCTACGCCTTCAAGAATCATTTCCTGCTGATCCATTACTGTGTCGGCATATTCTGCTCCATAATCATAGGACTGAATTCTTTTATTTAATTCTCTTATACGGTCTATAATTTGTTCATTTGCGTTTTCATCCGTACCACCGACTGCAAATCCTTCCTCGTCTTGGATAAGGTGTTGGATTTCGTGAATAAGTGTGCCGCTTTTTTGTTCGTCTCCCACATCTTCCTTGATTACAATATATGAGCCATTATAATTTTTGGCCACACCACCATATGTGTTGCCTTCCATTTGTCTGACTTCAACATTGATATTTTCAAGCCAGGGATAAGCCTCGTACAGTTTTTGATTTTTGTAAACATATTTCAAAAGTCTACTTTTGTTTTCTGTATTTCCCTTTTTGAATACATCCCAATTTACAGCATCCAGATTATCGGGGATTTCAAAACGCCACTTGCCGTCCTGTCCCTTTATCCAGCCGGTTTCTTTGTAGATCTCATCTGGTGTGCTGTTGCCGTCCATAGTCTTGGCACGTCTCAGAGATTCCAGTGGGGCATTTTCTGCCTGTACACCTGCCATCTGATTCAGGCCAGCTTTGATCTCCTGCCCTTGCTGCACCAGCTGAAAGCCTAGACGCTCCCGCAGATAGTCTTCTGCCGTATAGTCTTTCTTACCCGTATTTTTTCTCACCGCCTCAGCGAATATGTCCGCATGGCGAGCCACAAGTAAGGCAGACATGCGGCCGGATCTTCCAATCTTGCCGCCCGCCTTGGCCGTCCAGCTTGAGAGTGCACGATATACCTTGAACGCTTCCGGGCTCATTCCTTCGGTCAGCTCCATCTCGACGCCCGTCAGCTTCTTGGCTTCCGTCTTGATGCTGTCCAGCAGTTCAATGCTATGCTTCAAACTGTCGATGATCGGCTTTTCCTGCTCAAATGCTTCCTGCGCTTCTGCGCTGTCAACTATCCATCCGGCGACTTTGGGCGCAGCGCTATCGCCTATGGTCATTGCTATGGCCATATCTTCCAATTCTGCCTGTGTCGGCTGCCGTTTGAATGTCTTGTAGAAGTTCCTATACCATTCGTCATTTTCTGTGTAACGGATGGTTTTTTTGTTGCCCTGTTCGTCATCCACTTCCATTAGGCCAGCGTTACCCATGCCTTTTTTCAAGGCGTCAAGAGCAGGCCCAATCCGATTATACAGTTCATCCATGTAGCTTTTTCTCAGTTCGTTCCAGCCCTGCGCCGGATTGCTGAGGTTCTGCATCATAACTGCCCTCAGTGCGTCTTTCTGCTCGTCGGTAGTCCCTTCCGGCAAAAATTCCTTGGCAATCATATCAATCAGATTCTGCTGGCGCTGTACTAGCTTGTCGAAGTTCTTCTGGTAATCCTCGAGGATTCTCTTTCCGTTTTCTCGCATTCTGGCCATTGATTCAGCTTCTGTGGAGAACGAAACACTGTCAAGGATATCCGGGGACGCTTTGGCCTGTGCCAGTGTTTCCGTGTCTACCGTCATATAGCCGTTTACCGAGATAGCCGTTTCCAGATCGTCTGCGCTCATGCCCTGTGCCTCGGCGATCTTCTTCAAATCTTCACGGCCGTTTTCCTTCTGCAGCGCCATCTCAACATCGATATGTGCCGTCTCAAATGCCGTACCTGCCAGCTGCTCATGCAGGACTTTTTTCTGTACGTCCGGCGCTACTTTATGCAAGTTGCCGTTCTCCACTGCTTTTTGCAGCTGTTCCACAGCCATGACGCCCATCATTGTCTGTGCCTGCTGCTTGCCATACTGGTTTTCCATTTCTGCCATACGTTTCCTGCTGCGAGCCAGACGACCGACACCAGTCACAGCGCCAGCACCGACGCCGGCAAGGCCGAACCCCATAGACCCAGGAAGGGATTCAACAAAAGCGCCGCCCGCTCTTGTCAGAATGTCTCCTACACCATATTTCTGGTAATGGGCTGCATCCTGCCCCTTGCTTGCTAATGCAGCATTCCCAATCACATCATCAGCCACGGACTGCACGGCTTCCTCTGCAGATTCTGTAGCCGTGAGTTTCAGCCAGTTTCCCATGGCTGCCGTGCCTAAGTCTTTAAGCGTTTCTCTGCCCATGGTCTGGTTTACGATCGTCCCGACTTCCTGTTGAAACACTTTGGCCGTCGCCGGCAGCGCTTTCGCCCCCACTTTCATCGTCGGCAGCACCTCGATAGCCGCATTGGTATAGCCGCCCAAAAGCGCCCACATCTTTGCTTCATCGTCCGTGTACAGCGGTGTACCGTCCTGCTTGGTCATGGCTTTGTTCTGTGCGTATCTGGCGCCGCTTTCCGGGGCCGCCATTCCTTGCAATGCTCCTGCCATTGCTACATTCTTGAGCAGAGATTTTCCTGCTTCACTTGCCAAAGTGCGCATGATCAGCGTGCGCATACCAGCAATACCAGCAGCAGCCAGTGCACTCGTACCACCAGACAGTACCGTACCTGCCACTGCTGCCACGGTGAGTGCTGCGCTTGTCGCACTTACACCCGCAACTGCGCCGGCGATTGACTGCCCCATTTCTGGCAATGAGCCGCCCACGCCGGCAGCCATTGAGCCAAGCGGGTCTTGGAAAAAGCCTGGCGCTTCCCGCTTATCTTTTTCCATCTGTGTCTTCAGCTGGTCTGCCCGCTGCACCTCTTCATCCGTAGCACGCCCCGTCATGATCTTATATTGCAGGTTGTTATATTCCAGCTCCGTGTTTCCCTGGGATAGGAACGACATGAACGTATCGATTACGCCATGTGTCTCTTTGACGTCCCGCATGTTGTGCAGTGCAATGGCTGCCGCCTCTTTATCAAGGCCAGCAATGCGCTGCAGTTCCGGATACTTATCCCATACGTCTTCTATGCTGTCTGTTTTCTGCTTATAGTTGTACATCTCAAGGGCTTCTTTATACGCCTCATTGCTGGAAAGCGTGGTTTCCGCCGGCAGCCCTAATGCTTGTTCAATTTCGCGTGATTTTTGCAGTTTTTCTTCCGGAGTCATGAAATACTCGAGGTTTACGTCCGTCTGCTGCAAGCTCTGCGCCACGCTCTGGAACGGGCTGGACTCGTTATCCGCATTGTTCTGGATGAATGATCTGGCTGCCTGCCGAAAAGGCGATGCAGCAATATTGGTCATGGCCACACTGGCATCACGGCCAGACTGCCGCAACGTCTCCACGTCTTCATTCGTGACCTGCCCTTGTCTGGCCTTGTCCTGTAAATTCGCGCCTTCGTGCAAAAACGCCATGCGGGCCTCTCCAGCTTTGTTGTAGGCATCCGCTACATCTGATAATACGGTCCGTGCCGTTCCCCATATGTTACTGTCAGCTACATCTTCCGCCACATCGCTGACTGTATCACTGATACGATCCAGCACGCTTTTGCTTGCTTCTTCTGCTGCCGCTTCGGCCTGATGTTCTTCACGCCAAGAATCCACGGCCTTATCTACAACAAATTTTGTGCGATAGTTCGCCGCATCTGCTGCAATTTTTTCCATATCCATAATAAGCCCTCCCGTTACTCTTCATCGTCTGTATCATTCTGATTCATCCGCAGGTAATAATTGATATAATCTGCTGCCTGATCCTCACTCATTCCATATTTATCTCTGAGGCTGGTTATCGTATCATAAGGCATTCCTCGGTTTTCATTAAACGTGCCTTGTACCACTGCCAGTACATCATCATCATAATTGCTGGCCCAGATATCATTCATGATTCTTGCGGCCTTGTCATAATCAGCTTGTTTTGCATATTTCAAGGCGTTCGGATCGTTATTGTATACGTCACACATTCTTTCCGCTTCTTCTTTCGCTGCATTTGTATACTGCTTTCCACTCTTGCCCATCCAATATTTTTTTCCGGTGTTTCCGCCACGACTGCCGCCGCTCCCCGCACCTGTTGATCTTGCCCCGCTGGAGGAGGATCTGAACGCGCCCGGATGATACAGTCTAGCGATAGAGACGGCCTTGCTGTAAATGCTGCTGTCTGGCTCACTGCCCTTTATTCTTTCCAGGAATTCGATAGCTCCCGAGTCTGTCGTGCTGCGCAATTGATCCTCGTATCCTTTCAGCCGCGCATTATTTTCATCTGTCTTGCGTCGATTCCAATCACTGCGGGCTGCTTCCATCCGTCTGAGCATACGGTCTTCATAGCCGCTGTCATGCGCATTTACTGTATGGCCGCCGCCGCCCGTGCCGCCCGTCTTGATTATCTTGGTTGGCCGCATTCCGTCCATCTGCCGATAATCATCACCGTGCACACCTTGGTTCTGCCCGCTGCTGTTGCCATAATATTTATAGCCGCTGTCATAGATAACGACATGCTCATCATCGTCGTAGACAATAATGTCGCCTTTCGACAATTTACTTGGATCAAAATCAATCACCTTATTGCCCGCATTGGCCACGAGGTCAGGGACATAAACCACACCCCTATTCAGCTGGTCTTGCAGGAATGTGTTACCACCGGCAGCTCCTGCCTTGGTTACAAACTCCACGCATCCTTTTTTTCCATTTGCCATGCGTGCGCCCACATACTGCCCCGCGCCATTATCTACATCCCAGCCGCTGCCCGACTTGGCCTTGTATTTGTTATAGATTGAATCTGATCCATCTAAGATTTTAGCTACATAGTTTTGTGTCTCTTGGTAAGGGGGAACGCCTCCATATTGGTCTACCGCACCGGGCCCCGCGTTATATGCTGCTACCGCTTTACGCACATCGCCCCCGAATCTATCCAGCATCTGCCGCAAATATTTTGCGCCACCACGAATATTGTCTTTGCGGTTATTCGGGTCTACCCCCAATCCTGCCGCCATGTCTGGCATCAGCTGCATGACACCCACAGCCCCGGCAGGGGACATGGCCGACTGGTTTCCTCCCGACTCGGCTGCTGCTACAGCGGCCACAAGAGCAGGATCTACATCGTACTCTTTAGCTGCTGCCAGTATTTCACTGTTCAGCCCATTATCATCAAAATAGTTGCCGCCGGTCCCCACTGTTTTTGTTTCTTTTGCTCGTTCTTTTATCGCCTGCTCAATCCGATTCCAGTCTGGCTCTCCTGTAGGTGTTACATACATTTTTGTCAGCTCGTCTATTTCGTTCTTTTCGTCGCGTAGTCTAGTTTCCTGGCGTAGCACTTTCTGATATTTCATGACATCAGTCTGATTCATATACTTTCCGTATCGATCGTTGTAGATAGACGCCGTGTCAAGATCTCCGTTATCGATAGCCGCCTGGATTGTTCCGCCTACCAGCGTCGTCAATACGTTCCGCCGCTCCTGCATTCTCTGGGATTCGTTCCATCCCATATCTTTCGCACGATAATCAACGATCCGCATCATGTCGTTTATGTTGCTGTCCAACATATTCTCGTCTTGATAGTTAGTCATGGACATGTTTGTGCCGTTCTGTATACTGATGTTGTAATTAGAGTCTTTTTGTTTTTTGTATTCTCGGCCTTCCTGCTGGGCTGCGATCCGCTGATAGTTTCCCATATTTTCGTTAAGATTGCCACGCAAGGCACGCTGCACCCGGATATTATAATTCTTTGAAATACTGTCAAAGGTTTTCTGGACTGTATCAGTCACACGGCCTTCGAGTCCTTTCGCATTTTCACCGATGCCATTTGTGAGCAATCCCTTTTCGCCATACATGGATTCCGTGAGACTACCCATGATCTTGTTTCGGGCCTCCATCAAGTCAGCTGCATCCATGTCGTCCTGTTCCTGTTGCGCTACTTTTGCTATTTGCCCTACAGCTCCAGCCATTGCCGCCCAATCTTTCCCACCTGTTCCGTACGCCATTGGATCGCCGGCCACTTTTCTGCTGACGTTGCCAATCGTGTTCGGCGAGACAACTGGCGTATTTTGTGTGAATTTCATTCTGCCACCGCCTTATCTATAGCCAAAATAATTTCCTTTCCCGAAATTGCCCATATTAAAACTCGGGCCAAACTGTCCCATTGTTTTAGTTGGGGTGAATGCGAAGCCTTTCCCCATCGTCCAAGTAGCCGTTGTATTCGGTCCCACCTGCGAGCTGACTGATCTCGTCGCTGCGCTGCTTGCCGAACTGCTGCCGCCAAACCCGCCAAGTCCATAGATGCTCGCTGCCGTACCCAAGATTGTGGCCATGCCTTGTACCTTTGCCGCACTGCGTGTATTGTCTGCCGCCGCCTTATAACTGTTTGCCTGCGCGATGTAATTATTCTGCGTAACGCGGCTGTTGTAATTGTCATTTCGCTGGTTAGCCAGCAGCGTCATTTTGTCTTCATTGTATGCGTCATATCCGGCCGACAGGATATCCAATGGGCTGCCGGTCAAGCCAAGGCCAGCAGCTCCTGCCTGTGCCCGCTGCTGCCCCGCAATGATTCTCTGCCGGTGTTTCAAATCCTCACTCTCACGAGCATATTTGTCTGCAATCTGTTCCTGCCTGTACCCTTCTGTCGCTGCGTTCTGCCGTGCCTGGTCAGCCTGTGCCTCATACGCTTTTGCCTGTGCATCTGCCTGGGCTTGCCCTTGCTGGTACTGCATGACGCCGCCTAGCGCTGTTAGTCCTGCTAATACACTACACATGTCTATTCCTCCTTTTTGGTTATCACAAAATTCACATATTCTATGCCATTCATCTTGTACGGCTGCCCAAATTCCGCTCCCATCCATTTCAGCCAGCGAACTGCTTTTTTATTGAATGTCGCGACTGTGTTTTCCAGTCGCCCGTAAAGTTCCAGCCATCTCTTGATGATGGCCGTGCTTTCCTTGATGAAGTCCTTTTTGTGGTGATTGATTTCGTCTGTCCCTAGCGCCCAGATAATGTATCTGTATGATGTTTTCTTTTCCCCTTTGTAATTTTCCCCTTTGAACTGCAGCACCTGCAGCCCCCAGCAAGCTACGAGCCGCCCGCTGGCGGCATCCCTTGCCACATATACCGGGCACGTCTCATAGATAGACACTTCCACGCCCTGCCGAGAGGTAAAGCCCATTCCTTCCATCTCCCTACGATCTACCTCCCGCAGGTTCTCGTCCAATTCACAAACCAGCGCTTCTTTTTCTTTTTTGTTTCTGACAAGCTCAATTTTGTATGTTTTCATTAGATCGTCACCTCTCGTATGATCGCTGATATAACAAAGGGATACGGTTCAGCCTGGACGATGTAAGTCCGGCCATATGTATCATAGCCGCCCGTACCCAGAACAATCTCTTTGTCTCCGCTATAGAGCACGTTTTCCCCCAGCTCAATTCTTGATGGATCATAGATTATCTTGTTTTGTGCTGCAGCATTAGGGCCAATGCTGCCGCCGTAGCTTTTTATAAGTCGCAGGATTGCCGTCCTTACTACTTTTTTCCGTCCCTGCAAGGTCCCGCTGTCTGTATTGCCTGCGTCAAAATTGGCCTGCTCGATGGTCATGGTATACGGCAACCCTACTACCGCCCTCTTCACGGCTTCTGGCAATGTAATTTGTCCATTGCTTACTGTGTAGGTTTTTTCATCGTAGTAATAGCCGTCTGCCAGCACCTGCACCTTTCGCCCTTCCAGATGGGACAGGCCGCTGATGGTTGCTGATTTTGTGCCGTTCTTTTCTACGTAAGCGTCCAGCATGTGATAATCCTGCTGGCTGCTGCTGCGCCTGTCTATATCGAACACCTCTACATACCGCCGTGTACTGCCGTTCACTGTTCGTCTGACCACTGCATACACCCTGTCATAGTTCCCCTGAGTGATGGCCGCCACAGATTCATATACTCCGTCTGTGACGATATGGCTCCATGCAAAAACCTTTTGTTCTGGGATATACGTCAAGCAGATCATCTTGCCGTCGCTGCGGACGAAATACAGGCATGAATCCGGCTCTTGTGCATACGCGCCGTCTTCCAGTGTCACGTCCCGTACAAGATGCTTGGCAAGCAATGTCAAATCAGTTCCCATATAGCTGTCTGAATCATAACTGTACCCAACATCCCGCACAGTGCTGCCGCGTTTCTGTACATATACCAGGCGTGAGCCAACCTTTATCGGCTCTATGTGGTTTGCACCATAACTTTCCTGGTTCCTTGGCGTGATATTGGATGGCGTGACGGTTTCGCTCCCCGATATAGTCCATGTGTTTCCCTCAGTCATTACGATTAGGTCATTGCTGGCGCACAGATGATTGATCTTGTATGATTTCAGTGACAGTAGCTCTGCAGATACTCCGCTATCATCCGTCACCGTCCCGCTGGCCTTTTCTACTTGGAAATTCTCATAGTCTCCGGTTTTGGACATCCACAGTCTCTGCGGATATTTCCTGCATCCACCAAAGCAAAGCCGATCCTGGAAGAATGTCACTGTGTACGGGTAGCCGTTCGTCTTGCTCCATGCGGATAGCCAAAAGTCAGCTGTTCCCTCGGTACTGCCCATCTTTTCTATAACGCTTGCCGTAGCCGCTCTAGCGCCGCTCACAGCGGTTATTTTTGCGTAACCCTCATTACTGTATGCGTAACTGCTTAAAACAGCCTTGAGCGAGCCGCTCGTAATCGTTGCGGCCATTCTTATCCTTGTCTTTTCTTCTACGGTTCCGGATTCTGTTGCATTATAGTCATTGCTTGACGTGTATTTTCTCAGCTCGCTCCATGTAGCCCCGTCATCGTCGGACTCTTGTATGATCACATTTCCTGTCCATGTACCATGCGTGATAATCTTCCACGTCGAGCCAACCGTCAGTGCGCTGCTTGTCTGCGTATCATTCGTGTCCAGGCTCACCGAGCTACCTTTGACCTGCTGCTTTAGTTTTATGTAATCGCCTACATGATTCGAGTTGAACAAATCCTTGTTCGCGGCCAGCGTGATCGTCCCGCTCAAGCCGCTGGGCGTTACCTTCAAAGTCTCATCTTCGTTTATCTCGCCAAACGGCGGGACATACCAGCTTACTTCTTTCAACTGCCAACTACTTTCCGTATATCTGATCAGCTTATATACCGGATGTGTTCCCGTACAGATATACATTACATCGACTGATTGGATTGTCCGGATATTTTTTAACTCAGCAGCCGTGAATGGCGTCGATAATTCTACATCCAAATAGTTACCGTCCCGCCAGATCCGTATATATCCCGCTCCGATTTCCAGCATATAGGACAGTTCTGTTGAAAACTCGAATCGTCTCAATATGGCTTGTCCATTATTTTTCGTCGTTCCGCAGTATTTCGAGCCTGTGCGCTTTTTTACACTGCCATACGGCTTGATGATTGTATTCTCCGCTTGCAGCAGCGCCAGCTGGTATTTATCCAGGTCAATTCTGGCCGCCACATCCTCGCTGATTTCCCCGCCAGTAAATGCGGGCTGAATTGCATAATATGGCCGTCCCATTGCCGCCCTCCTTATCTAAATCTGGCCCGCTCATATTTACGAGGCCATTGCGTCCGCTGTTCTCTTTCGTTGACATTTTCCTGCATGGCGATGTTTATGGATTGTTGTGCAAGCTGCAGGTTCATGTTTGTGAGCTCACTGTTTCCTGTAAGCGGAAAAGCAAGGTTTGCTGCCAGCATCCTTGTCAATGCTTCTGTGAACTCTGGGCTGAACATTTCCGTGTTCTTGACGTTGCCCGTATATTCTGCCCAGGCAAGCTCTACGTTCGTTCCTATTACGCGGTCATTTCCGCTGAGAGTCACGATTTCAAAATCCTGTCGCTCCATCTCGCGCATCTCTGCCCGGTCTTCATCAAATACCAGCTGCACCGCCAGGCATTCCTGCGGGTAACTGTAACAATAATCCCAGCCTGGTATTGTCTGCGTCAAAAGTGCCAGCTTTTCCAACCGCCGCGCAAAGCCCCAGCTGAACATTCGCAAAAGCCGCTCTCGCGTATGCTCGTAATAAATTTTGCACGCTTTTGCTTCTTCGCTGGGATCGTCCAGGCTGTCTATTCTCTGCCTGTTGATGATGGACAAGGCCATGTTGCAGATATCCGTCTGATTCATTTCATTCTTCCTTTCTGCGTTTTTATTGCTTTATTTTCGCAAAAAGGGAAGGAAAATATTTCCTTCCCCCTCTTGCTTTATTATTTGCGATGCGGAATGTCATCGTCGACCACAAGGCCGGATGCAATTTTGCCGCCCGTATAAGTTGAGCTAATGCTCAAGCGCATATATCCCAGATTGCCACGGGGAATCGGAACTGTCTTGCCCTTGTTACCGGTGCCGCTGATCGTAAACGTCCCCAGGTCTACCGGAGTCGTGAAATCCGCGTCCGTCGCCGTCTGGATCGTCACTGTCATAGACGGCGATGTTCCGGTGCCGCCCGCAATTTCCGTCGCCAGTTTCATTGGTTCGTACGACTCGCCTACACCAAGATTGACCACGTTGTCAGAAACTGTAAGCGACTCACTCAACGTTTTTCCTGGGTTGAAAAAAGATAATTCGCCATCATAGATCATGTCAATCGCCCCTTTCCTTACGACGCAGCAGAAACTGCGCCTTCCTCCTCAGAGATAGCATCACACTTCTTAATGGGAATACCGCTCAAATACAGCTGCGGTGCCGCGTTCATAAGTTCCTGGCGCGTGACGTGAACATTGTTTTTGTCGAGCAGGTACAACTCGAAGAAGTTATACAGCTCGTCGCCAACGTAAAGCACGACCTTTTTGTCTCGTGACTGGATACCACGAATGCGGTTCTTTGCGCGGATAAATTTCTCGACCAAAGACAATTTCTGCGCTGCCGTGAGACTGCCGAGACTGGACACGTCGATATTGCGTACTGCAGCATTTGCGCGGATATCACCAACTGCAAGACCGCACTTCCAGGTGAACAGCGTCGTTACTGCCTGGTATTCGCGATTGTCCGCGTCGGTTACCGTGGACTCGCCGAGATCGCGCTGCTGCAGGCCAAGCTGACTGCCTTTCGGGTAGATTCCCGTGGTGGCGTGAGTGCCCCAGCCGACAAAATACCCAGATGTGTTGTTTTCGCCGGCTGTCCCTGCGGATACGACCTGATATGCCGCTTTGTTTTTGTATGAAGCGTCACCATAGCTGTCATAGCGTTTAGCCAGTCCATTGAACTCCTCACCCAAGGCTGCGTCGGTGTCACCGTAGAAGATATTTTTTGCGATCGCGTCGCTGAAACCGGCCACAAATGCCGCATCCTCCGAACGACGGAACGCCTCGCCGTTTGCTGCCAGTGCCAGCAGCTCGATATCGACAACTGAACGATCCTCGAGGATGATGCAGGTATCCGTCACCTGTTCTGTCTGCGTCTTGTGGCGGCTTACGCCTCGATTGATACGACGGATAGACGGCGTCGGCATAGACGAGCGGATCGTGGTTTTGTTGCCTGTCGGCAGGTTGCCCATCATCCACGGGATATCATCCATGATCGGGTTTGCGTTCATCAGTGCTTCGATAATAAAATCGACGCTGCCATCCGGGGCCATGCGTTTTCTCCAATCTGAGAGCGTCAAAGCCGTGTTTCCTAATACTGCCATTTTAGTTCCTCCTTTTTACATCAAAAAAATCTATCTATGTTATCTGTACATACCGAAATTCGTATTCGGGTACAGGGATTTTTCCCCGCCGTAGCCCGGGGCACCATGGCCGCCGTCTTCGCCTAGCAAATCGCCGATAGCCGCCATAAGTGTGATCATCTCGATACGGTTGCCGGCACCTGTTTCATTGAACGCTTCGCGGATACCTGGGATGTTTTTGGACAAGCGATCGATTCCCACGGCCGCCCGCGCGACGGTCTTGTCAAAGTCTGCGCCCAGCTTCTCCCGTGCTTCCTTGCCCCAGCGTTCCTGTGTGGCGGCAATCTGCTGCATGGCGGCGCTCACGCCGTTCTGCATGTACTGCATACCGTACTGTGCAATCTTGGCTGCCTGCTCCTGTGACAAACCACACTCGCGAGCAATGCCGCCGAATTCGCGGGCTGCTCCTTCGTCGTACGTCATGCCCTGCGGGACAATCGCGGAAAAGTCATACACATTTGGTGCGTTATTGTTGCCGTTTTCCTGCTGATTCCCTGCGTTGTTGTTGCCGTTATTCTGCGTAGTGCCTGCGTTACCCAAGATGCTGCCCGCTGCATTGTCGGGATTTCCCGGCGTATTCGGCGTCGGCTCGCCGCCGTCTGGTACATTCTGTCCGGACAGTTCGCCGCCCGCAGCACCTGCCGCGCTATCATCGCTCTCAGCAAAAAGCTGGAGATTAAAATCAAATTTCCTCATCGTCTCTCGCCTCCGTTTGATGCAGCATGTTTTTTACTTCTTTTTTGTACTCTTCCGCTTCTCTTTCTGCCCGCTGCCACTGGCCAAACAGCCCAAGTTCGATCACCTGGTCGCGGATTCCCAGCGCGATCTGACGCTGGCCTTCGTCGAGCAGCCCGCGTGTCCTGCCATACAAATGACAGGTTTCCGCGAGGTCGTGAATGAAAGCACGGCCATCTTCTGTCGTCATCATGTACGTATAAGCCCGCCGCATACGCTCCTGGTTTTTGTTTTTCACTCTTTCGATTGCTCTTGCGTTTGCTTTTGCGTCAAACATTATTAATTTCCTCCTTCGGGTAACATACCCATCAAATCTGCTAATACGGGATTTCCGTCATTCGCAGCTTCCGTCGCATTTTTTGCCGCTTGTGCGGCCGGCGCTGCTGCTTGTACCAGCTGCATCGCTTGCTCCTCCTGCTGCATCTGCGCCATTTTCTGCTGTTCTTGCTGGACAAGCTCGTTGTATTCGTCATCTGTCCGCTTGATAGCTGCCGGAGCACCGACCAGCGCGAAATACTGATTCAACGTTTCTGCCCAATTCATTTTTTTGAGAATCGTCTGGTCAAACTGCGCGAGGTTGCCGGCAAATGCTACAGCCTGTTCGATATTGACCAGGCCGCTCATTTTTTGTGCTTGTGCCAGCGGGCTGATGTACTCGATTTTTATCTCTTGCTGTGCCAGCATCTGCGCCATTTCCGGATCTTCCGGTTCGGGGAATATGTGTGCACGATCCAACGTGTTATACACGCGCTCAATAATGCGCCCAAGAAATTCAAATTCCATTCGCTGGACTACCGGCCCGAGGATCGCCATTTTCTCTTGGTTTCTTTCCAGAACTTCCCGCGCGGTCATTGTCTTGTCTGACAATTCATCTAACATCATGAAAAGATTTGCGTTATATGCGCGCTTTATACGTTCTGTTTGCTGCTCGATTGCCGTTTCTAGGTGCTGCAAGTTTGCCCCGACATTGAAAAGCGGCTCGATCTTGTTGTCTCCCGCGCGGTACGTCTTGCCGCCCGGGATCATATTGATTCCTTTATTCGCCATATCCGGGCTTGCTTGTACTGGCGGTTTCACACCCAATTCGATTGCAACCATTCTGTCTTTTTCCATCAGCTGCAAAACCTTGCTGTCACCCTCAGCAAACCAGCCAGGGCCTTTCCCATAACTCTCATTCCCTGTAATCAGGTATCTAGCCACGGGGACAGGGAACTCGTAAAAGCCGCCGATGTACAAGAACTCGTTTTCCTCGCTGCCTTCGACATAATAGACAGACAGATACGGTAGATACTGCCCGCCCAATTTATTCAGATCAGCGTTCTGGTTTGGTTCTACATACCAGACAACTGTGTGATTAGCTTTCAGTCCAGCGCCATCGTTCGCCAGCTCTTCCCGCACGTTCCTCGGTACGTTCTCTTCGCCGAATTTTTCCACCAGCTGACGGGCTGACATTTTGTATTTCCGGCAGAAATACTCAATATTTCCGTCCGCGCCTGTCTCCATTGCATAGCTGCCAATGGGATAGCTCACAAAATGCACGCCGTTCCGACTGTCTGGGAATATCCCCAACGGGGCCTGTCCGAAAGCAAGCTCTAAATAGCAGCTGTGAATTGCTGTGTAGAAATTCGACCGTTCCAATACACTGTTTATGATGTTCATGCGCTCGTCCAGCAGCTTTCCCAGATCTGTATTATCTGCCAAATCCTGCGAGTTGAACGCCATGCGAAACCACTTTCTGTTCGGTGGCGTGAGTCCAGACATGATGCCGGCCGCGAAAATCTGATTTGCTTCCCACGTCACACCGTGGTAAATGTGCGTATCTTTGCGATTGGCTGCCGTTGTTTCGTCATCTTCACCGTCAAACTGCCCTACGTACGGCAATTGATATTTCCGAATCTCCCGCCAGCGCGTCATGTACGGTTCGCGTTTATTGATCATCTCTTTGACTTTTCCGGCTATCTTGTTCTTTTTCAGACCAAGTGCGGCCTGTTTGTCAGCCGTCCGGATAAGCGGGGGAATCCGTGCCTTTTTCTGTTCCTGCATTTTGACCTCCTGTTTCTTAGCCCAGCGTATTACGGCCAGACAGTGCCCCGAGAATCGTGTCCCTGTCCGTGCTCGTCATGGTGCTGCTCCTGCCGCCCCTGCGGCGTTCTTTGCGCTCGCTGCTGCTGCTGCCTTTATCTGCCTGTACGTCTGCCGACTGTACTGCCGTCGGTACCGGATCAGCCTTTGGCACGCTCGGTGCGCTAGATGAACCCATACACATATTCTCACCTCCTTCCGTCATGCGAACGGATCATAATCTGTATTGCACATATCCTGCCGCCCGCCATATCCATACGCGGGCATTGTAACCGGATATGCGAATGTCAGTGCCAGCGCATCACCCTTGTTTGGTGACGGCAATCCACGACGTTTCATATCGTCCTTGCTTTCGAGCTGCAATTTGCCGCGTGTGTTAATAAACGCCTCTGGCCCTGTCAAGTCATCTGTTAATTCTTGGTCGTCTGATATCATGCCTTCGTGTTTTAGCCATTCTTTCATCTCTCCCCACATTTCAGCCCGTTTGTTTGCGTACATTTTGTTTACAGGCTTTCCAGCAAAACTTATAAGCTGCCAGTTTCTGCCCATTACCTGCCCGGCGCTGTAAATGCCTTGACCATATCCAGAATCAATGAACACCGCCGCCGCGTGATATTTGTCCTCGAGCTGTGCCAACAGCCCTGCTGTATGCACATCATTGTCGTTTTTCTCGATTGTCAGCAGGTGCTTATAATACGGGCCCTGACGCATACACATCTCAAGCGAGTCTGCGCCTGTCCATGCTGGATCTACGCCAATAATGACAGGGAACTGTTTGTATGTTTCTGGCACTGGGGTGCGCTTTATTGCCTCGTCGACAATAGCGCGACTGATAAACTGACTTTCGCTGGCCGACGGAAACACTCCGCGAACGCGGACTTTAAAAAAGTCGCTTTCTTCGCCCCAGGCTTCCAGCCATTGCGCTATCTGATTCTTGTCTGAGATTTCCACGTCCCGCGAGTCTATTTGCCTGGTTTTCCAGTATTTGCGGAATTTGTGGAAGCACTCATAAAAACGTCCGTTTGTACGTGTGGGGTTGCCAAACGCTATCCAGATTTTTTCTGTGTCACTATCAGACATTGCACCTTCTGTTACTTCCCAGATTTTATCGATGATGGCCGACGCCTCGTCAAAGATTATTAAGATCCGCTTGCCGTGGTTGTGTAAGCCAGCAAATGCCTCTGTATTCCGTTCGCTCCACGGTATCGCATCGATTCGCCATGTTTTTTCATGTCCTGGCTGGTTTGCAAACATGCTTGTTGCTGTAAGAACAAACATGTTTTTTGCTACGAATCGGTGATACCACGTGGACAGTTCGGCCCATGTTTTGCTTTTTAGCTGGCCGTCCGTGTTGGCTGTAATGACTCCACGCGTGTCCTCATGTGTTGTCATTGCCCACATTATGATCCAACTAACTAAACAACTTTTGCCCACTCCGTGCCCACTAGCAACAGCTTCGCGAATAGCCTGGTCTGGCGTTTTAAATCCATCGCGTATCTCGTTTAATATGTCGCGCTGCCACGGTTGAGGTTTCATGTGCTCAAGCGGCCCAGGCTCGCCCCATGGAAACGCCGCCAGCACGAACTTATACGGATCGTATGCGAATTGAGCGAGGAATTTTACTACTTCTATGTCGATTCCTTTATCATTCTTCGCCATTTTCCGTACCCTTCTTAATCCGTGCTCTCATTGCCCCGACTGCATCCGACAACTCTACATTGACGTTTGTCGTGATTTCTGCATTTTCCCGGTATTGCGGCTTTTTCCCTTTGAGCAGCAACGATAGCAGCTGGTCACTGTAGACCCTGCGCCGCCCGACTTCTTCGCCCTTGTAATAAATTACCTGCGTATCTCCTTCAACTGCCCGGCGAAAAGCCTCTTCTTCAAGGAGATCTGCCGCCATTTTATCTGCCAGCTCGAACGCTCGATGATATACTCCTTTTTTATCATTCTTGAGCCAATCATAATGCGTTTGCCGGCTGATTCCCGCTTTTTTTGCTGCCTTGCTTATGGTCCCAAACTGAATATAATAATTGAGAAATTCGTTTTTATCTTTTGAGTTGATGAATTTGTAAGATTTTTTCGCCATCTTTGACACCTCCCCGCGCCTTTGCCCTCCTGGCGTCGCGCTTTTCTTCCTCCTTACTGCTCTAAGCTGATTTTTTCTGTGTAAGATTCTGTTTATTATCATCGTAGCATAATTTTTTTGCGGCGCAGTCCGAACGGTTCATAAAAAAAAGCAGGGCATTTCTGCCCTGCTTCCTCCATTATTAATGTTTGCCGCCCGCGTAGCACAAAAAGAGGGACGGTATTGGAAACCGTCCCTCTTTTGCTTTAGAGCTTGGATAACTCTGAAAGCTGTGGCTGTCAAAGGATCAGCCGCATTCAGTTCGCTTATATTATATATCACATGCTTGGTTTTGACAAGTCACATTCGCACTGCGATTTCCGCCACGCGATAAATCATAGCCCGCCACTCTCTTTTTATTTTTGACTCGCTGACCCAGGATGCTGATAAACCTCGTTGCTCCGCGAATTTGTTATAAATAAACTGCGTTTTTATTACCCACTGGCGCCGGCTTTTGTATCGTCGGTTTTTTTCAATTTCTCGTCTCGCATCCAGCAAACATCTTTCAGCCGGCGACAAATTGGATTCGATCATCCCCACCGCCCGCGCGTATTTGCTTTTGTCTAGCTGCCCTGATATCAGATATTTTTCCGATTTCATTTTGTCTTCTTCGATCTCTTGTAAAATATCATTCAGTTTTTTCATTTTTTCGCTCCAGATAATTTATACGCACGTCACGTCATGTCATCTTCATTTTTTTATTGATTGATACGTGATCCCGTATTTTGCTTTCTTTCTGTCCCAATCTTCTATCCTATCCGGTTTTTTGCACGCTATATCATTTACCACGGCCCAAGCTGCTACTACCATCACCAGCCAAAATATTATCTCTATCACATCATTCATCATTTTTTGTTCTCCTCGTTTTTTTGTACTCTAAAAATCTGATGGCCATGTCAGTTTTTACTTCGTACTGCTCTACATCAGATATCAACGCATATTTATGTCCAAAAATACGGTCCATGTTTGCAAATACAATCCACGGAATCATAAAAACCCGGCCGCTGATGCCGGCGCACACAAAAGCTGCCGCCCCCAGCTTTTCTTGCATGGTCAGACTGGCGGCTTGCTCTGGTGTTATGACCGCTTGCTTGATCCGATCGGTATGTGTGTATTTTGCTTCAAAGACGATCGATTTTCCCCCTTTGATTGTCCCGTGAAAATCCGGCTGTGCATGATGCACGAATTGTATCATTGCTCGGCCGGTCCTTTTGTCTTTTTTTATCACGCGGAAAGGTTCTGGCTCCTTGACAATATACGCCGCCCCTCGCTGGCGATAATACTGACAGCCAGCTTCAATCATTTTTTCGTGCAGCAGCCCTTGGCTGCGGCTTACTGCTCCTCTATATTTTCGCATTAGTTTTTCATTCTCGTTTTTTTCTTCCACGCTCTATGCCTCCTCCGGCTTCCTCTATTTTTTCATACACCGCCACTTGGTACTGCCAGCCGCCTTGTGTATGTGTATTGTATGATAAATTTTTTACTACAGACCATCCCTTCGGTGCTTTTATATCATCAGAAAATGTTTCCGCGTGCACAATTTTCCTCGTCGGCTCCCGTCTGATCAGATTTCCACGGCTAGTGTCGATTTTAGCGCCGCTGGTTTTCTTTTCTTGTTTCGTGAAATATCCGGCCACATTGTAGGCATCCGCAGCCATCCCACCATAGATTTTTACCTGTGTGTGACCATCCACCCATAGATCCGCCATTATTTTTCTTATCTGTGCGGCATCGCAAAAAGCCGATATGAGCATATGCGCGTGTGGCCGTCCTCGGCCAACCAAGTTTTCCATCACACGGAAATATTTGATTTTTGTCCCCGTCCGCTTCTCATATTCCCGACGCAAGCGCTTCATGAAATTTCTCATTGACAGCTTGAATTCATCCGCTGACATTTTCTCAGCTGTCGTAAATGTGATATAAAAGTCTCCTGCCCGGAAGTTGTCAGCGAGTAGCCGCATATATTTCTCGCGGCGGATCCTCTCATTGATTCTCTCCTGCTTTTCTTCTGTCTCCCGCGTTTTAGGCATACGCTTCTGCCTCGTTTTTGCTTTTGTCGGCATCGCAAACAATGAGTGGTGTTTTTTCACTATCATGATTTTTTTATCAACCGACACAAATTTTTCTTGTACGTATGCCATAATTTTTTCTCCCTGGGTCTAAAAATAATCCCTTAATCGAGTTTGAAAGGGGCCTCGCCCCCATTTTTTAAAATCGTATATCAGCAGGCACTGCCGCCATTGTGCTTTTTTTTATCAATCTTTGCCTGAGCTTTGCTTATCAGCTTTTCAAATTCTTGTTCTCTTTGCTTCATTTCCTTATGTCTCCGCATCCGCTTGCAAATCTGGCTGATCGGCTGTATGCGGAATTGCCATCTATCCATCATCTTGCCCTCACTTTCCCCGCTTCATCCAGAAGTTTTCTTCCCATTCCTCGCACTGCTTATTCAGCTTACTGCAGCCCAGCATAAATGCCAGTGCTAGAGATGCGGCCAGGAATACGCCGCCCACAAGAATATAAAATGTCGTGTCACTCATATCTATGTCCTCCTTATGTAGGAAAAAAACGGCGTTTTTTCCTACCTATATTATTAATTAGGAAAAAACTGTTGTTTTTCAGCATCGTCATGGCGATTTTGTGTGGTACTTTTCGTACGTTTCAATTCTAATCACGTCCTCGCTGGTAATTCCCCATTTGCTTGGAGCTTGCTCAAATGTCTCTGCACATACATTCACTAAATCACAGTGCGTGCAGTTCCACCTGTAACAGAAATACTGTAAATCATATGCCGCCCGCGCAATCCGTGCGGGAATTTTGGGTTTATTCTCTGTCATGTCAGTCCTCCATATCAATTACTATCAGGACTCTGCAATTATCGCTTTTGCTGCGTTTGTGATAAGAACATTATCCCCATCAGAAATTCATTCATGGCACTGCTGGCCAATCGATAATCTTGGCTTCGCCGCATAATAGAGCTTCCAGCATTCGTGCCTCGGTATATTCTGCTGTAAACGTCGTATCAATGAATAAAACTAAGCCGTGATTATCAAACATACAGGTCATTGCGTACCCTTCATATTCGATCACGAATCGCTCGCCTAGTTTTTTGTCAAACATTTCAGCTATCTGCCGCATTTTATTCTCCGCCACATTCATCACGCTCCAATTCTTTCAACTGCTTATTAAACTCTTTCTCGTCAATATTGAACTTCTTCATCATTTGGCGTTTGAATGTCAATAAAGATACTCCGTTAAAGGAACGAAATGCAAACCCATAGCTCATAGGTAGTTTTACTTTTAAATATTTAGGGTTTATTTGAAAGTAATTTCTGTAATGAGCCTTAAAATATTTTGTTGCTGACTCCTTATCCTTATGAATAACAACGTCAGCCACTTTACCGTCTATCGTTATACCTTCATAATACGTTACCCAACGCATATTATTCGCCACGCTCCTTCGCTTTCTTTTTAGCTATCATGCGCTCCATCTCGATAACTTCTGCATGTTTTTCCAGGGAAACGCCCCAACCACATTTGCATAATTCTTTGGCTGTTTCTTCCGCTTCTTTTTTATTTTTTGCATGAACAGTTATTTCCGTGTCTCGGATAATTCTCACCTTGCATTTATAATCGCTCATTCTTCACGCTCCAATCGCAACGCAAGTTCTCTTAAAGCGAGTGCACAATCCCCCAGCAAATCGCAAAGCAATATTTTTTTATTTTCCATATGGTATTTTTTCACTGGACAAATAACTTCACATTCGTAATCTGTCATATTCTCTACAAGCATTTCCCAAAACTCTTGCTTATTCATTGCTTTCACGCTCCCTACGCTCTTTCAGCTCAATCAAAGCCGCCAACAACTCACAATCAATTTTTTTACTATCAACGTCCTCTTCTTCTTGTAAATCAAATATAACCATCATTGTATGAATATCGATTAGATTATCAATCACGCCATCCGGTAACGGATATATTAACTCTGGCGGCAACAGTGATTTTGCTTTGTCAATAGTCATTTTCTCTACCATCGTCAGTCCTCCATATCAATTACTATCAGGACTCTGCAATTATCGCTTTTGCTGCGTTTGTGATAAGTCGGGGTATGGTAAAAAAGCACCGTACTTTCTTTTACCCCGAGCTTTAGAGCAATCTCTTTTGACGTGCCATCAGCAAGCAGTTCTTCTCCTTTGTATAAAGCATAGATCTTCTTCATCTCGTCTCTCCCTATCCTATTCAAACAGATTTTCTTGCCTATACTTTTCAACAATCCAGATTTCCCCGGTTATCAGATGCTGCAGAAAAAAATCCGCATTCCGATTCCAGCCGCCCCTGTAATTAAAACAATTTTCGTATCCACCACCTGTAAGAAAATGTTCCATCCCTCTTTCCGTAAACCGGAAAATTTCCTTTTTGTCGTCGATGCTATTTGCTACCCAAAACGGTTCGTACAGCGCTTTCCCGTACATGGACGCTATTTCTCGCATTCGGTTTTTTCTCTCAACCATGTTTATCTCTCCATGCTGCCCACAGTATCACGATAGTTGCTGGCAGGCAGAACATTATCCCCATCAGAGTTTCATGCATTGATAATCACGGCATCACCCGTAATCAAATCATTCAGTATATACGGTCCATAATCGACAAAGTCATCTACATAGCATTGATCTACAATATTGATCCCGTATTTATAAAAAATACACTCTATCTTCGACCCTTGTTTTTCAACCATAAACCTCTCGCCTAGTTCCACTCCCAGCATCGCCATAATCTCTGTCATTCGGTTTTTTTTCATATTCTCTCCATCTCCCGCGTTCGGCATCTGATCCATATATCCTCGAATATGGTTTTTCTTATTCACTTTACGATATAATCGTTTCCTGTCTTCCGCGTCGAATCCAAGCGCCTCCAGCCAGCTTGTGCACACCGTTATCACATCAGCTATCTCTTCGGCTTTTTCCTCAATGGATCCAGCCTCTTCAACCTCCGTCACTTCTTCGCCGATCTTCATCTCCCACATTATCTCGGTATAACGTCTGACCGGAATTTTGCCGTCGTTCTTTACTGGCATCGGCATTTCATTCTCGTAGATACTAATCATTTTGTCCCGCCCTCTTATTTCTCTGCTGCCACTTGTCAATGACTTGCTGTACTTTGGTCTTATCGCACAAAGTCTTGTTTTCACAGGCCGTGCAGCCGACAAAAAACCATCCATGTTTCGCGGCCCTAACGCTCGTGTCCTCGCATCCGCACGAGCGGCACGGCGCTAGTGCTGTTTTTAGCAGCTCCTTTGTGTCCAATCCCCCACCTTCATTCATTCAACCAGTCTTTGATAGTGTCCGATATTACCTCGTACAGCCAAAAATCAATGGCTTCCAGTACGGAAGCCACGGCCATCAATCCAAAGATTCCCCAGGCTATCATCTCTGTAATTGTCATTTTTTCTCGTCCTCGTTGAATAGATGCTGCTGTGCGCGGTTGCCGTACGCATACTGCAGTATCTCGTCATTCAGTTTTTGGGCCAGCACGGAAAAGCGGTCTTCCCACATTGTCGATTTCTTCGTCTCTTCGTCGTCAAAAATGACTCGCTTTTCTGGGAGTTTAAGCTCCAGAGTAAAATTATTAGTCAGCGTGATTCTGGTCCCCAGCACTACATAGGTGAACCCGGTCTTTTGGTCAATATTGAATGTTGCACTGTCGATAGATACGTATCTGATGTGCTGCGTGTCGATCATGGTTATGATAGGAACGAACTGCTCGAATTCTCCCAGCGCTTTGTTCAGCTCTGGCCGTGGTGGCTCGTTACTTTTGCACGACTGCACCTCTCGCTCCTTGCACCACTTGACGCTATACCATAGTTCATCTTTCTGCTCTCTGATCGATATGCTTATTGCTCGATTCATGGTTAGTCCTCCATATACTCAACCTCGCCCGCATCATTCTCGCGCCAGCGCCGAACTTCAAACGGATCTACCGCATTTATCATTGTCTGCACCACTTCAGCATATTCTGCTTCGTTGCTATCCTTGAATACGGTCGTCTTCTTGTGCACGTCGGGGCTGCCGACCATTGTCAGCATGTCGCCCGTCTCCGTGTTCTTCATCAGGTTTACTGTCCAGGGAATCGCGGTCTCCTTCTTATACAGCTTTGCGCCCAGCATTGCAACATATGCCATTGCCGCCCACTCCTTTCGTCCACGTCATGATCTTCGTCGGCTCTACGGCCTGTTTCATCAGCTCGATTACTAGCCTGTAATCAGCCTCCGACAACGGCTGCAGGATAATCGGCTCTTTGGATTTTGGGCTTGATAAGGATATCGTCATTCTTCCGCCCGCCGTTACCATCAGATTGATTCTCCATGGCGTCCCTTCGCCGTCACGGTACATTTCCACACGCTTCATCACGCCCATCGCTTACGCTCCTTCCTTAATATCCGAAGCCGCCCGTTTCGGCAGCCTCAATGCTCTCGTCCTCCGATTTAGGCTAACTTAGTTGGTAAAAAAATATAGTCTTCTTCGATATTATACAGCTTGCACAACGCTGCAAAATTTGCGGCATCCATGCTCGTTTTGCCTTTTTCCCAATTGACGATCGTCTGCTTGTTCTTGCGTAGCTTCTTTGCTACTTCACTTTGCGTAAGGTTAGCGTTTACACGTGCCGCTTTTAAACTGATTTTCATATTCATCGTACTTCCTCCTCTCTTGTTACCTTAATTATAAATTAGTTGTAAGCTAATGTCAATACTAAAATATAAAACTGCCAGCTTAAAGTATTGTATATCTTCTCAGATTATCTTAAAATAGTAATGAAAGGAGTGTGTATCATGTCAGAGGCAGATAAATTACGTGAAATTTTCAAAACGAATTTAAATAGAATGTTAGATGAAAAAGGCGCAACTCAAAAAGCATTAGCTGAATACATGGGTGTAAGTACAGCCACCGTAAACGAATGGAAAAGGCCGAAAAATCCCACGCATGGATAAAATTACCCGCTATTTCTGATACACTAAACAGTAAATATATAACAAAACTCCCTGCAAGAATAAGCCTTGCAGGGAGTTTTGTCTCTTTTGTCTCTTGTACGTCACTTCTACAGTGTATCGCCCAGGTCAGCCAGCATTCTCTTCCGCTGCCGCTTTGGCCAGTACCAGCTGCAGCACGTACATCCCAATAGTCAGTGCGACCGGTACGACAAACGTGTCACGGACTTTGCACCAGCCGGACTCGTTCGGGGCGTCCGTTTTGCACTCGTCAATGATTTTGTCGACGAACTTCTGCGCAAACTCTACGCCTTCCTGGCCCAGCCAGCCAACAAAATCTTTTTTCAGGCTTTTGCCGACGTCTTCCAGCTTCAGTGCCTCTACGATGGAATCACGAATTTTTACCCACTCACTCATTTTTGTCTCCTCCTTACAAATTCTCATAATCAGTCACGCCGCGTGCAATTGCACGGGCAAAATTATCTGTATACTCTTTCAGCAACAGAGCATCCTCGGCATTATTGATAAACGCCAGCTCGACCAGGCAGGCCACGGCATCCGTCTCGCGCACGACATGGAAATTTGCTGCTTTGCATCCGCGATCAGGAAAATCCTCGTCAATGTTTGCAAATTCGCCAGTAATCTGATCTTGGATGCACTGCGCCAGCTTTGCGCCATTTACCGAATACGGATACGACCACGTCTCTACGCCTCGGGCATCGTCATTTGCTGCGCTATTACAATGGATAGATACAAAAACATCAGCATCCCAAGCATTTGACGTATTACTGATCTCGCTCAAGCTGTCCGACTGCAGCAGTTCGACCGTGCATCCAGCTTTTTCAAGGTGGCCAGCTACGGCCGCGCCGACTTCTGCAACCACATCAGATTCCCTCAGACCGTTCCCGCACGCGCCAGGGTCCGGATTTCCGTCCGGTGCATGGCCAGGGTTAATGAATACTCTCATTGCTTTTCCTCCTCCGTAATCATTTCATCATTATCGTCGAAGCGTGGAAGCCTCGCTTCATGCGGTTCATTCAAAAACGCCCACGCCTCTGGGTACTCATTTTTGACATGTTCCAGCTGCTCTTCCAATGGCATTGTACCGCCTCCTTTCGACTGTCTTAATTCTATCACTTTTTCTGTGCTTTCCCGTCCGAACTGTTTAGGCCGTTTTTTATGCCTTCCAGCGTTTCTAATAATTTCGGCGGGATGGGCACGCCCAAAGCGGCAATATTTCCGAGCAATGAAATGCCCTCATTTGAGAGAAAAAACGCGATTGTTGCTGTCCGC